AAGAATGATTATTACGAGTGAACAAGTATCTAATGGCCATCCAGATAAAATTTGTGACCAGATTTCAGATGCTGTTCTAACAGTATGTTTAGAACAAGATAAGGATAGCAGAGTTGCAGTAGAAACACTTATTAAAGATAATCATATAGTGGTTGCTGGTGAAATGAAAACAACAGCCCTATTCGATTTAAAAACAGTTGTTCAAAATGTCGTTAAACCACTAGGAATGGAAAACATCATTGTGACAAATCTTATCGGCTTACAAAGTAATGATATTTCTCAAGGTGTTGATACAGGTGGTGCTGGGGATCAAGGGATGATGTATGGCTATGCAACTGATGAAACTGACGAATATTTGCCGCTTCCCTACGTTTTAGCAACTCGTGTTCTTGAGAAACTTATGGAACTTCAGCATCCGCTCTTAGGGAAAGATGCTAAGGCACAGGTTTCTTATGATTATGACAATAAAAGAATTACAACATTCTTAGTATCAATTCAGCATAGAGATGAAATAACAATTGAGAATCTAAGAGCTATTGTTAAAGAATCTATGATGAAAGTTGCTAAACAGTATAAACAAAACCTTGATTTTAATGTTTTAGTGAATCCTACTGGTCGTTTCGTTCTTGGTGGTTCTTATGCAGATGCTGGAGTTACTGGAAGAAAAATCATCGCTGATACTTATGGTGGATTTGCTCATCATGGTGGTGGTGCATTTTCAGGAAAGGATCCAAGTAAAGTGGATCGCTCAGGAGCTTATATGGCACGTAAGATTGCAAAAGACATCGTTCGTGAAGGATATGCTAAACGATGCGAAGTTCAATTAGCATACGCTATAGGTGTCGCAGAACCGGTTTCTATTCATGTGGAAACATTTGGAACAAGTAACTATACGAGCAAACAATTGGTAGGAATGATTAAAGAACGGTACGATTTAACACCGAAAGGGATTATCAAGGAGTTGAATCTTCTAAACGTAGACTACACTCAAACTACATGTTTTGGACATTTTACGAAACCAACTCTTCCTTGGGAGCAGTAAGATGCCACGTAGACCAAGAACTCCCTGCAAGCAGAATGGTTGTCCAAACCTTGTGACCTATGGAAACAAGTACTGCAATGACCACAAGACTAACCACGCACTTGACGCCAAGACAACCAAAGCTAAAGGTTACAATTCACGGTGGAATAAGGCGCGGATTCGTTACTTAAAGCTCAATCCTCTCTGTGTTTACTGTCAAAGAGAAGGTCGACTGACCAAGGCAACAGTGGTTGATCATATCACTCCCCACCGAGGTGACCAAGAACTCTTTTGGAATCAATCTAACTGGCAAGCTCTCTGTAAATCTTGTCATGATAGAAAGACCAAGACAACGGACCTATATGTGGAATATACCTATCGGTTTTAATACTGTAGTTACGTTCTAAAAATATCTCTCTTTTATAATTTGGGGTAGGGGGGATAAAATCTCTAAATCCTTGTCCGTAAAAGACCGACGCCCCCTTAAACGTAAAATTTCGCAAAATTGATAGGGTGGGATATAAAAATCAATTCAAAATAGTAAAGAATCCAGTAAGAATATAGAATTAAGTGAGTGTTATTTTCGTAGATTTGTTTAAATTTAGGTACGAAAATAACCTTATTTTTTAGTATAAAAGTGAGGAACAGGTATGAATAACTTTCAACGAGAACAAATTTGGTTACTTAGAAAAAATGGCTTAGGATACGGTGAAGTTGCTAAAGTAATTGGTTTATCTAAAGACTCTGTTAAGAAGTATTGTAAAAGACATCCTGAGTTAAAGGGACAAGGAACATTACCGTATTTGATGGTTGAGAAACGAGTTCAAGATGGTACAAACTGTCCTCAATGTTTTCAACCTATGGTTCCTAATAAAACTGGACGGCCGAAGAAATTTTGCTCAGATAGGTGCAGAATAAATTGGTGGAAAAATCATCAAGAGGAGCATGATAAGGAACAAACTGCATATGAAGAAATGACTTGCCAGTGTTGTGGTAGGTCATTTTTATCTTATGCCAATCCCAATAGAAAGTATTGTAGCCATGCCTGCTACATACAGATAAGATTTTACAAAGGAGTCTAAAATGACGAACCAACCAACAATGGAAATAAAAGAACTTCCTCTGAAAGAATTAAAGCCTGCAGCTTATAATCCTCGAAAGAAACTGAAAAAAGGGGATAAGGAATATGAAAAAATTAAACAGTCGCTTCTAAAGTTTGGATATGTTGACCCTATTATTGTCAATGAAGATTTAACTGTAATTGGTGGTCATCAACGCTTGACAGTTCTTAAAGACCTTGACTATGAAACTGCTAAGTGTGTAATTGTAAAGCTTTCTAAAGAAGATGAGAAAGCATTGAACATTGCTCTCAATAAGATTACAGGTCAATGGGATGACGCTCTCTTAGCGGACTTACTTTTGGATTTACAGGAGTCTGATTTTAATCTAGACCTGACTGGTTTTGAACCGCCAGAGATTGATAATATCCTCTCTAATGTCCATGACAAGGAGTTGTCTGAAGATGAGTTTGATGTGGAAGAAGAATTGAAGAAACCAACGGTATCAAGACATGGGGACATTTGGCAACTCGGAAAGCACCGAGTCATTTGTGGTGATTCTACCAAATCAGAAACCTACGACCAATTACTTGGTGATAAGAAAGCTAATTTAGTTGTAACAGATCCGCCTTATAACGTTGACGTTGAAGAGACGGCTGGGAAAATCCTAAATGATAATATGTCTGACGGTGACTTCTATCAGTTTCTCCTTTCTATGTTTACTCAAGTAGAAAATCACATGGAAACTGATGCATCTATCTATGTTTTTCATGCGGATACGGAAGGACTCAACTTCCGTAAAGCTTTTAAAGATGCTGGTTTCTATTTGAGTGGGTGTTGCATCTGGAAAAAGAACTCACTTGTATTAGGCCGTAGCCCATATCAATGGCAACATGAACCTTGTTTATATGGGTGGAAGAAAAAAGGAAAGCATCAATGGTTTAGTGATCGGAAGCAAACTACCATTTGGGAATATGACCGTCCTAAGTCTAGTAAAGACCACCCAACCATGAAACCAATTCAACTTATGGCTTACCCTATTCAAAACTCTTCTATGCGTGGAACAATAGTTTTAGATCCATTTTTAGGTTCTGGTTCTACTTTAATAGCTGCAGATCAGACTGGACGTGTTTGTTATGGAATCGAGCTAGATGAAAAGTTTGTGGATGTCATTGTTAAACGCTATATAGAAGTTACAGGCGATACTGAAGTAACCGTACAACGTAATCATGAGGTTTTAACTTATAACCAAGTGTTAAAGGAGTTGGAGGAACAAGTATGACACTAACGTTTCTAGATTTCTTTTCAGGAGTTGGTGGCTTTCGACATGGGCTAGAATTAGCAGGAATGAAGTGTATAGGATTTTGCGAAAAAGATAAGTTTGCACGCAAATCTTATGAAGCAATGTATGATACGAAAGGAGAATGGTTTCATGACGATATCACAACAATCGATCCAACACGATTACCAAAAGCAGATCTCTGGTGTGCGGGAAGCCCTTGTCAAAATGTGTCTATCGCAGGGAAACGAGCCGGCCTATACGGTGAGCGAAGTGGACTCTTTTTTACATTTGTTGAACTCATCAAAAGCCAAAAAGAAGAAGATAAACCCGAATGGGTTCTCCTTGAAAATGTTAAAGGACTTTTATCAAGTGGTGGGGGAAGAGATTATCTCGACTATCTCTCTATCTTGGATGAATCAGGGTACGACCTTGAATGGCAAGTGTTCAACTCAAAAGATTACGGAGTACCACAAAATAGAGAACGCATCTATACTATTGGACATCTTAGAAGAAAAGGTCGACGAAAAGTACTACCTCTCAGTAGAGAAAGCAGTAGCCATCTTAAGCAACTTATAGGCGGTATGCAAAGCTACCGTGTCTATGACCCCAGTGGTATTGCAACAACACTTGTTGGAGAGGGTGGTGGACTAGGAGCTAAGACAGGTCTATATCTGATTGACCAATCGCTAACTGGACCAAAGTTAACTGAAGAAGCAAGATGTATAACTGCTCGTTATACTGCTGGTGCGACAAAGCGAACAGCAATGAACTCTGGAGTGCTTGAGGTCCAACCAATTTTGACACAAGGTATCAAGGTTAGGAACGGAACAAAGCAAGGTTATCAATTGGCGGAGGTTGGTGACTCGGTTGATCTTTCTTATCCAAGTTCATTAACGAGAAGGGCAAGAGTAGGGAGAGGAATAGCTCACAACCTTTCATGTAGCTGCCAGATGGGCGCAGTAGTTTGGAATGGTCGTGTTGTCAAAATTAGAAGGCTTACTCCAAAAGAGTGTTTTAGACTTCAAGGTTTCAGTGATGACTTATTTGAAAAGGCAAAAGCTGTAAATTCAGATGCACAGCTTTATAAACAAGCAGGAAACGGAGTCACAGTACCTGTTGTGTATGCTATTGGTTGTGTCATATTATCTTCAAAAATATCATCAGAAATAACTGGATAAAAATGAATTTTAGAGTTAATATGTACTAAACAAAAGAGAAGAGGTTGTATTATGGATAACTTAAAAGTCAAGACTTTGAAATCATTGTATCCAAATGGAACTCGAGTTAAATTACTCGAAATGGAGGATCCATTTGCGCCACCTATGGGTACTCTCGGTACGGTAATTGGAGTTGATGATATTGGTTCAATTTTAGTAAGTTGGGATAATGGACAAAATTTAAATGTACTTTACGGAATTGATAAAATAATGAAATTGGGATAGTTATGTGGGAAATGATAACTAGAGAGTGCAATGGCCGGCACTATCATTTTGAGTTTCTTAGGGAATACAGTACTTATGATCGACATATTGATGAAGCTTGGATAGCAATCCTAAAAATTAAACGAAATAAAGAAATAGTTTTTCATTATGAATATGGTAAAATCACTGACCGAATGGATGATTTTGATAAAATTATCTATCAAGAAATAGTGGATACATACAATAAATTATAATTTGGAACTCGATATGAGTTCTTTTTATTTTAGGAGGTGAATTAGTGGCAATTAGAGGACGTAAACCGAAACCTACAAATTTAAAAGTTCTAGAAGGTAATCCTGGTAAACGGCCTCTCCCAACGAATGAAGTAAAACCTCAAAAGAAGGCTCCACGTTGCCCCCAGTGGCTTGAAGAAGATGCTAAGAGGGAATGGAAACGGATGGGAAAAATATTGGAACAAATGGGATTACTGACGGAAATGGATATGACTGCATTTGCAGGTTATTGTCAAGCTTACGCACGATGGAAAGAAGCAGAGGAATTTTTATCAAAACATGGTTCTATCTTAAAGACACCAAATGGGTATTTACAGCAAGTTCCACAAGTTTCAATTAGTCAAACTAATTTAAAAATTATGCTGAAGTTTTGTGAACAATTTGGTCTAACCCCATCCGCTAGGAATCGTTTAGCTACTATGGATTCTGAGGTTGGTAATGGTGACGAAATGGAAGATTTGTTGGGAGGTTTACTATGACTTTTCATTATGAACCAACTCCTTTTATGCTAGCTACATCACATTATGATAAAAGTAAGGCTGATAGAGCAGTGACTTTTATTCAAAACCTTTGTCATACTAAAGGAAAATGGGCAGGTCAGAAGTTTATACTTTTACCTTGGCAGGAACAGATAGTACGAGATTTATTTGGGATTGTTAAAGAAGATGGGAATAGACAATTTCTAACTGCTTATATTGAAATACCAAAAAAGAATGGGAAGAGTGAACTAGCAGCAGCAATCGCTCTTTATCTCCTTTATGCAGATAATGAAGCTAGTGCAGAAGTTTATGGTGCTGCATGTGACCGAAATCAAGCCTCTATTGTATTTGATGTAGCAAAACAAATGGTACTAATGAGTCGACCTTTAGAGAAACGTTCAAAAATTATGGGAGCTACGAAACGAATTGTTAACTACTCTAATGCAGGTTTCTATCAAGTTTTATCCGCTGAGACTGGTACAAAACATGGTCTCAATGTTTCAGGACTCGTGTTTGACGAAATTCATGCGCAACCCAATCGCCACCTTTATGATGTCTTAACTAAAGGTTCAGGAGATGCACGAGAACAACCCTTATTTTTCATCATTACTACTGCAGGAACAGATAAGAATTCAATTTGTTACGAGTTACACACAAAAGCACTTGATATTTTAAACAGCAGAAAGAAAGATACATCTTTTTATCCTATCGTTTATGGTTTATCTGATGAAGAGGACTGGAATGACGAAAGTAACTGGTTAAAAGCTAATCCGTCATTAGGTCATACCATTGGCTTAGACCGTGTCAGAGAAGCATATAAACAAGCACTTGATAATCCTGCTGAAGAAAATGTATTCAAGCAACTACGACTAAATATGTGGACAAATTCTACGGTGGCTTGGATTCCAGAACATGTATACAACAAAGGGGATGCACCTATCAATTTTGAAAGTTTGCAAGGTCGTGAATGCTATGCAGGACTAGACTTGTCAAGTACATCCGATATCACAGCCTTTGTTTTAGTTTTCCCACCTAGAAATGAATTAGAAAATTACATCATCCTACCCTATTTCTGGCTACCAAAAGATACTCTTGAACTTCGTTGTCG